TCTCCTGATATTTCGGAGACATCTGTGTAGATTTGCTTTACTTGTTTTTGTATCTGTCTGGCAAATTCTAACTTCCTAATCTTGATAGCGTGTTTGCGAACATTTTCAAGATGTATAGGGAAGTTGAATATAGATCTTAAGTACTCTAGCTCCTTCTTGTCGTTGAGAGCTTCGTGTAAGTTTAATTCTGTAGCAGCGGAAAGTATCGAAGATAAATCAATTTGGTCGCTGTGTTCCAGAGACTTGCAAAGACATTTGTATATCGCCTGATTTGATTCGTGAACAAATGAGGTTGACGTTATTACGTCGTCTACATCTACAAAAGCCTGAGAACCATATTGACATAACCCCGACAACACAGCCCTTTCCGCCGCTGCGTCGTTGAGAATGTTTTGCATACCCTAACCTCTACAGCAATTGCTGCACCTGTAATGTTCTCGATATTGTGAAGGATGCACTTTTTCTGGTCTTCCACAGACATAGCACATCGCGTCTATGGGGGTTTTGGCTGGGGTTCTTGTTCTCTTTGTTGGGGGTTTGGCAGAATCATTAATTATATCCGCCCCAGCCTCATCTAAACCCAGAGTCCCGTCATCTGTAAATTGATTGTCTCTTTCTGATTCAGTGTCTATTGGCTCTTTGCTAGCAAGCCTTTGTTTTTCTTTCTTTTTTTTTACCTTTGGCATTTCGAATGAATCTTCCTCTTTTTTATTGTCTCTCTCAATCCTTTCTTCAAGTTCCTCGTCTAAAGCCTTCTCTTCATCTACTATTGTCTCGCCTGTGAATTCTTCCCAAGCCTGTTTGACCAACTCAATGTCTCCACTTATAACACCTCGTCTAACTGCGTTTTGGAAGTCTATTAAAGATTCAAGCCATCTTTTATTAATTGACATTATCTACTCTCCTCTTACTTCTTTGTAGTTCTGTAAGAGTCGCACTTAAAGACTGTATTCTGCCAGCCATGTAAGAAAGTCTGTCTAAAACTGCTTGGGCGTAGCAAAGTATGTCGTTGAGCTTGGCGGCGTATTCATTGTTCTGAACCACAAAACCTTCCTTTTCCTCGTACTTTGTGTAACGATCAAAACTTCCAGAATTCTTGGCGACCATGCTCCTGATCTTACTTTTTGCCCAGTTTACTCTTGTGGTTTGTTCGTTGAGTTGCTGCTGAACATATAGTGCGTACTGTGAAAGGGCGAAGGATAGCTCTCCGCATTCTATGCTGGTTAAAGCCTTTAGCTCGAAAGTCTTCATGTTTAGTATTTTGAGGGCTTCCTCGTTGTACTGTATGTTGTGGATTCCCTGTTTGGTCAGATATGAATCAATAAGCTTTTCAAAGTGAGCAAGGTTTTCCTTAGCTGTTGAGAATTCTTTGTCTCCACTCATCATCACTCTCTGTGTATGGAAGTTCTACGTATGTTATACCGTTCAGATCTGCCCAGTTAATCTTTTTTCTGTCTCTAGCCTGAGCCTTGTAAAAGTCAGCTTTACTCTTATAGAAGAAGGAGTTAAACTCATAATGTTGAGATCCATGAACTTCAACCATTAGTTTTCTCTTTGGAATATAGAAGTCTGCGAACAGCCCGCACCCCGGCAGGGAGACCTCTTCCAAGATTCTATCGTAGGGAAACTCTCCAGTCAAGAGAGATCTTGCTCGTATATGGTGTTTTGAGCGTGGCCTATCGTCATCCTTGTAAGGAACATGATTAGTCAAGTTCCACGTATATGTTTTACCATCTAGCCCTGTTACTTTCATAGCATGGACTTAATATCAGCTTCTAACAACTCTAGAAGCTTAGGATTTTCTTGTAGAAACTTGTACAACTTTTCTTGACCCTGAAATTTAGTAGTAGGGTCAAACTCCATAGCCTTGGCTTCTTCCTCGTGGTTTTCCATGAAGTTGCATTTAAACCAAGCTCCAGCCTTGGAGATCAGACCAAAATCTGCCGCCAAGTTGATCCACTCATAAACACTATCAATTCCTTTTCCATATCTCAAATAGCTATCCACCACTGCTCCCGGTGGTCCCAAGGCCGAGTGTTCCACGGCCCAAGAAACTATCTGGCCAATTGGTGTATCAGAGTTTCCAACATTCCATCTTTTTACACCCTTGGCTCTTAGCTTGATGTCAGACTGGTATTTGATTTTCTGACCACCGTCTTCAATATAAGCTTTTCCATAACCACTGGTGTTAGCTATCAGGTGTTGAATAATAATAATGATGGTGTTTTGGATAGGAACAACGGTCCCCATTTGTTTGCAAAAAGAGGACAACAGCTTGGGAGTGCCTGCTCTGGTTTGACCATTAATCTCGTTGAGCATCTCCTTTTCTGGAGACAGGGCGGAAGCGGAGTCTATTATGACTACGCAGCCCGGATGATCTTTAATAATGTTTGTAGCAATAGTCAAAAAGTCTTCTGCTGTTAAGATGTTGCCTTGGGTGGATTGTATTACTTTTAATTTATCGGGATTTAACCCCTCTACGCCACTTAGGTTCATCTTTTTAAACCTACCCTCGGCGTTCAAATAGTAAACCATTCTGCCACCAGCTTCTTCAGTTTGACAGTTGGCGGCTATCTGCAAGGCTGTCGTGGTCTTTCCACATTTTGGCGCGCCAGACAGAATGACCCAGCTACCTTCTGGGATTCCTCCATTCAACCCAATATCTATTGCAGGGCTAACAGGGATAGTAAAAATATCTTCTTCTATGACAAGATTAGAATCGATCATGATCTCGCCATACTTTTTAATTATATCCTTCTCTACCTTTTCGTAATATTCATTCATCGTCTAGCTTCCTTAGCTTTGACAGTTCGCTCTCTTTCCCGAACCGCTTTCTTTTTACATGTGTTCTGTTTTCTTCGTGTTTTATTACGTCGGCCTTTTCATCCAGCTTTTTTATCTCCTTCTCAGCTTGATTGATCATTTGTTCAAGCTTGGGGAATCTAAGTGAGAATATATTGCGACCACGATTACTTTGTAAGGCTTTTATAATAGCCCTCTCATCGTGTTTTTTCACCAGCCTATTAGCAAGCACCAACTGGTGTTTGTAAGCGTTTTTCCACTTGTCTGTATTCCAGAACTTGTAAGCCAGAGATCCTTTGTTTTCCTTTTCGGCCATTCTCTGACACATCAATTCCGCTATGTACTGTGCCGCTGTGCAATATTCTCCGGTTGAAGGTGATTTATACCTGCTCTTCTCGCTTCTGTTTTTCGCCACTTAATACACCTTGTTTTGTTATCAAACACTCCCCGGCTTCTGCCGGATCTCTATTCTCAGAAAGATGTAGAGTTAATTCTGGTACATTGTATGTGTGAACCCGCAAAAGACCATCGTTCAAAGTTCCGATTATATACGACTGATATGTCTCGCCGTCTGATGTAAACAGGAAGCCTCCAGCCCCTTTGCAAAAGAAGTAACCATCGGCGTCTTCTTTGATTTGAACGGTGTTTGTTCCGTTTTGGATTGTAAAGCAAGTTATATGGACGTTGTTATCCTTGCAGTACATCCCAAGTCTAATCCAAGCACTTTCTGGTTCAACATCTTTTCTGCCATCGTCCTGATATACAGTTTCTCCGTTTGACAGTTCTGCCATCCATATTGTGCCTGCCTCTACCAGTTGGGCCGTGTGTAGATCAGGCGCAGTACAAACGTAAGCCATTAATCGTCCTTTATCTTATACATGATGTTTGGATTAAAATTATTCTTTGGACCTTTCGATGACTCGCCAGCCATTGACGCTGACTCGTTCATCACAGTTACACCATATTTTTCATTTCTACTCATCAATTCTCCCGCCGAGTTTGTGTCAGGAGTTTCATCTTTGCTTTTTGCAACACTGCCAACTCTCTCTTTCTCAACAGAGTCAAGGTGTTTTAATACCGCTTTGGTGGATCTACCTAGATCTTCAGCAATTTTCTTTGCTGGGAAATCCTTGTTGTTTTCTATGTAGAACTTTTCTACTTTTGTCAACGGTCCTTTATTTTTGGTTGGCATCTATGATT